CCTCGGGGCCGTGCGGGTTGGCCTCGCCGGCGTTCACCGGGGCCCGGAAGTCGGACGGCCGGGGGTCGACCGCGGCGTCCCGCAGAACCGAGCCGGCCACCGTGGTGGTCACCTCACGCGGGTCCGGCGGCTGCGGCTGCTCCCGCCGCGGGGGCTCGCCGTCGACGCCGTACCCGGCCTTGCGGAAGTACGCGATCAGACGCTCGTTGTCCGTGTCCGCCTCGCCGTCGCGGAAGACGATGTTGCCCGCTCCCACGCCGTTGAAGTCCTTGACGGGGCTGGTGATGCGTGCCATGGGTCAGACCACCTTCACGTCTCGCAGGACGGCCGCCGACTTGGTGGCCTTCAGGGCGATGGCGACCGGGCCCATCTCCACCTCGCCGGTCTTGACCGCGCCAGCGGTCGTGAAGTCCGGCAGCCACTGGCGGACGAGGGGGGCGTTGTTCACGGAGACGCCGTGGAAACCGTCCATGCCGAGTCGGACGGCGTAGATGTCCGTGCGGCCCGTGGTGCCGTCGGTGGTGACGACCGGGTCCGAGGAACCGGCCTTCTCCCCGAGGTCGATCAGGGGGATACCGCGCCAGGTCGTGACGGTCTCGCCGAAGGCGTCCAGCGTGCCCAGGGCGGTGGCGAAGTCGCCGATGGTCTCCAGCGCCGCGAGGGCGTCGGCGTTCATCAGCAGGGCGTCGGGCCGTCCGTCGAGCTTGGCCAGCATCCGCCGCAGGGACGCCTGAGCCGCGACGGCGGTGGCCTGGGAGTTGACGGTGGTCCAGTCGACGGTCGAGCCGTCGACCTCGGTCGCCGACCCGGCGAGAGCCTTGGACAGGCCGTCGAAGGAGTTGGCGTCCACCGCGCTGTCACCGTTGATCACGGCGTCGTGGAACTTGGTCCGTGCCGCCTTGATCTTCTGCTGCATCTGGAGGGTGACCTCGTTCGCCGCGGCGGGGCCGAGGTTCGCGAGCACGCGGTCGATCTGGAAGGAGCCGCCCAGCGGGTGCAGGTCGACCGTGTACCGCTGCTTGGTGACTTCCTGCGGCACGTACTCGGCGTTGATGGCGCGGAACGCGGCGGTCGGCTGGGTGATCAGGCGGGTGTAGCCGTAGGTCAGCGTGGCGCCACCGCCGGCCGGGTTCACCGAGTCCTCGAACATGAGGTTGTCCAGCAGCCACGAGGACTTGCGGAACTCGTCGATGACCTGGAGGTCGATGTCGTCCTGGGTGTTCAGCTTCGCCTGTGCGAGCGTGACGGGCATGATCTTCTCCTGGGATCTCAGCCGGTCTTACCGGCGAGGCGGGTTGCGACCGCCTCTCCGAGGCTGGCCGCGGTCTTCTTGGCTGGCTTTCGGGCGCCGCCGTCGGCGCCGCCCTGGAATCGCCGGCCGGTGCCCGTCGCGGGCGCGGCCAGGTACGGGTCGCTCTCCAGCAGGTCATCGATCAGCTCGCTGATCGCGTCCCTGTCGGGCCGGCCCTTGGAGTCCTTCGGGATGTCGGCGAGGTCCTCGCCGAGCAGCTGCGCGACCCGGTTGGGGTTGGCCAGGCGGCCCGAGGCGGCGGCGATGGCCGCGGCCTCCACCCGCTCGTTCCAGACCTCGGCGCGGGCCTCTTCCCGGGCCTTCTCGCGGATGGCCTCGGTGTCGGTGTCGTCGTCGCCCTCGGTGGCGCCCTTCGCGGACGTCTTGGCGGCGGTGATGGCGCCGTTCTGCCTGAGCTGGGCCTTGAGCTGCCGGTTCTCCCGCCGCAGCTCTCGCAGGGCCTTGACGCCTTTCTCGCCGAGCTTCTCGTCGCCCTGGTCGCCGTCGCTGTCGTCGGCGTCTCCGTCGGTACCGGAGTCGTCGTTGTCGTCCGAGTCGTTGCCCTGGCCGTCGTCTCCTCCGTCGCCCCCGCTGTCGCCGCCGTCCGCGTAGCAGGTGAACGGGTCGGAGTACGGGTGCGACCAGGCCGAGCTGCCGGTGATGGCGGACAGCAGGCGGGTGCGGGCGTTCTTGAGCATCGCGCTCCTCGGGGTCAGGCCGGCATCGCGCGCGGCCGTGCGGGGTCAGGTCAGGTAGCCGAAGCGGCGCAGCATGGCCACCGCCTCGTCCCGGCTCCCGGCAAGCCGGTAGATCTCCTCGGGCATCAGGCGCGGGGTGCGCAGTTGGAACTGCGGCAGACCCCGCCTCACGTCGTCACGGCTGCGCGCGAAGCGGGTGCCGGTCCGGGCTTCCGTGCGGTCCCGTTCCAGCCGGTTGAAGGCACCCCGGCGAGTGGCGCCCTCTGTGGTGGCCTGCACACGCCGGCCGTAGGCGGTCATCGTCGTCATGCCGCGCCGGGCATTGACGATCTGCGCCATGTCGGCGCCCTCGCGGATCGCGCGGGCCCCGGCCTCGCCGAAGACCCGCCGCTGCTCGGCCCGGGACAGGCTGTTGAAGTAATCCTTCGGGTCCAGGAAGCCCCGGCCGCCAGTGCCGTCCCGGCCCCGGCCGCGGCCCTGGTTGCGGGCGATCAGCGTGGTCGGCAGGTGGATACAGTCGCAGCGCGGATGCCGCTGGAAGCCCTTGTTCCAGCCGTACTCCTTGCCCGCCAGGATGACGCACCGGGAGCAGGCCGGGGGCTGCACTACCCGCACGTAGCCCTGGATCGTGCGGCGCCCGCCCATGGCGACCTGAGCCGCTCCCCGGCCCGCGTCCGCGACCTGCGTGCTGGTGATCCGCAGGACGGATGCCAGCGCTCCCCGGAACGCGTCGTCAGGGCTCTGTCCGGCCGCGATCCGGACCTTCCAGTCGATGACCGGCTGGTACAGCAGCGAGATCAGCGGACGCCCGTCGGAGGCGACCCCGGCGAGCGCCGCCGGGTTGACGCGGCCGGCGGCGGCCGGGTCGGCACCCTCGGCGGCCACGACCGCGTCGACGTAGGGGTCGGCGAGGGCGGCAGCCTGGACCTGCGCGTCGGTGACGGCCGCCACGAGCTGTGGAGCCAGCTCCTGCCAGGACCCGGAAATGTCCCCGCGGTCGATCCGCCGCCACAGCTCCCGCACGCGGGTCACAGCCTGCTGCGCGAGAGCCTGCTGGCGCCGGTAGTCCAGCAGGGCCAGCTCCCGGACGTCGGAGGCGATCACGCTGCCGCCCCTTCGGCCTCCCGGTCCCGGGTCTCCTCGTCGTCCGTGCCGGCGTCGAAGTCGTCGCCGTCGGGCGTCTTGAAGGCCAACGCGCGGGCGGCCCGTTCGGCGTCCTGCTCCAGCATCCGCTCCATCCGGTCGATCTGCGTGGGCGTGTAGCCGGCGTCCTCCATGAGCTGCCGCCACGGCACCCCGAGAGCCTTCTTCTTCAGCACCGCGTCGATGTGCTGAGCCTCGGTCCGGTATTCAACGTCGGCCCAGATCGTCTCGGCGAGCGGGTTGTTCCCGCGCTGCTCATCGCCCTTGACCAGGAACGCCAGACGCACGACCTCTTCCCAGTCCTCGCCCAGGAACAGGGTCTTGTCGTTGCACTTGGAGACGAGACCGGCCTCGGAGGCAGTGAGAGCGTCGGCGGCGACGTTCTCGACCTTGCCCATGAAGTACGTGGGCGGGGTCCGGGAGATCGCGCTGATGTGCTCGGTCAGCAAGGAGATACCGGCGACGAAGTTCCGCAGATCAGCGGCCTCGAAGTTGCCGAACTTGGCGCTCGGGTTGGACGCGCGGAGCATCTTGCTGACCGACAGCCGCCACAGCTCCGGGTCATCGATCTCCTGCCCGGTCACCGGGTCCTTGGGCAGGTCGATGCCCGTACCCCAACGGGCGGGGAACGCTCCCCCCTCGGCGGCCACCATCATGTCGGCGATCAACTTGTTCGTGGCGTCCTGGAGCGGAATCACGGCCTGGTGCTCGGGCGTAGGGTCGTCGATCAGCCGAGGCCGGTTGCGTAGCTCCACCATCGGCACCCGCTTCAACGGATTGTCGATACGCTGCTGGTCCGGGGAGTCGCCGCGCGGCTCCCATCGCATGGCCAGGCCGGGCGGCAGGATCAGCGACTGGGCAGGAGAGCCGGCCACGGCCAGCGACCCGGCGCGGCGCCACTTCCAGATCTCGTCGGGCAGGTACAGCGTCGCGTAGGTGAACCCGTCCTCGCCGTCGAACCGCTTCAGGGCAGCCACGCGCTTGCGGCGGCTGCCCGGCTCATAGGCGACGATGCACTGGGTGGCGTCCTCCACCGTGATCTCCGGCTCCGGCTCCAACGCGTCCGGATCGGCCGCCCACACCAGCACGAACGCCCGCGACTTGACCATCGCCTCGGTGTGCGCGACACGCGACCACGCGTCGAGGCTGTTGGCCTGCCAGATCCGCTGGGCGTCCTTGTCCGCCGCAGCGACGTCCTTCTCGTCGCCCGTGCCGAACCGGAAACCGATCGGGGTCAGCCTCTCGGCCGGCGCCGAGCAGACGACCTCGCACCAGTTGTCGGCGAAGTCCTGGAACAGGCCGCCGAACGCCATCTTGAACCGCGCGGACGCCCAAGCCAGGTTGTGGCGTCCGCCGAAGAAGTCGTTCCAGACCTTGATGGACTTCTGCCGGGCGTCGAGCTTCTGCTCCAGCACGCTGGTGATGCGGAGGGCTTCCTGAGCGGACACAGGCACGGGCGGCACCTCCTGTCAGTAGGCGGAGAAGGAACTGGAGGTGACGGCCGAGTCCAGCTTCAGCACGTCGGCGCGGGCCTCCACGGCGAGAGCCGCGGTGACCGCCGAGTCGATCTTCCGGTCCTGGGACGGCTTGGTGATGGCGATACCGGACGGCCGGCGCACCGGCTTGGCGTTGCCGACGTGCTCGGCCATCGTCGGATGGCCGTCGTGGGTCAGCTCCCCGGCCAGCACGCTCGTCTTCAGCCGGTCCAGGGCCGGGCACATGCGGGTCGCGACCCGGGTCTCGAAGATGAGGAAGATCTCCTCACCGAACTCCTCGGCCCAGGCGTCACACTCGTCCCGCCAGTCCGGCGGGTCGCCGTAGGCGCGGGCCACGTTGTACGTCGCGAAGACGTGCGTCATGCCAGCCCGGACCTCGGCGCGCGGCACGCGCCAGGAGTCGGGGTCGCCGTCGTCCCACTTCGTCCAGATCATCGGCCGGCCGTCCGGGAACCGCGGGGTGAAGACGTAGCCGTCCGAGACGCGGCAGCAGGTGATCGCCGTGCAGTCATCGTGGTCGGAGCCGTCGAACCCGACCGTGATCCGCTCACCCGGCAGAACCTCCTGCGGCAGCTCGCAGCGCTCCCACGCAGCCTTGGACAGCCAGGTCTCGCTGAGGCTGACCGGCAGGTTGAGGAAGTACCGGCGGAACTTCGCCCGGTCCTGGGTGGGCTTGTACGCCAGCGTGACCATGCGGTCCAGGTCCATGTGGGCCGCGAACGGCCCATACGCCTTGATCAGCCCGGCCTTGAGCGCGACCGGGTCCTCATAGGCGGCGTCCTCCAGCAACGCGCTGGGGGCCTGGACGTGGTCGAAGTACAGGCGGGGCGCCTTGCCGGCCTTGTGGTTGCGGTGCGTGCGCTCGGCAATGGAGTCCTCGCCGATCGCGTACATGGTGCTGGTCTGGAGGAACCAAGGCTCGGCCTGGTACCGCTTCATCGTGTTGCGCTCGACCGTCTCGTACATGTCCCGCAGCTCAGGGGACACGTAGAGGTGCGTTTCATCGCCGACCGCGAACGACTCCTTGCCGCCGTCCTTCGCCGCCGAGCTGGCCGTCGACGGGCGGATCTCGCCCCCGCCCGGCAGGAACACCCGGGTGCTGCTCTGCCAGTCGTTGCCGATGTCGATGCCCGGGTAGTCTTCGGCGATGGTCTCCGAGTGGCTGAGCATGTAGGTGACGTTGGCGTAGGTGTTCCCGGCCTGCGTCTCCTCGGTCGCCAGGCACCGGATGAACGGGTACGTGACCGGCTTGCCGACCGGCTCGCCCTTCTCGTACTCGTAGCCCCAGTCCGAGATCTCCCCGGCCTCGGCCCAGTGGTCGAACCGGACCGGGGCGAGGGCCTCGGCGCAGACCAGCATCCCGGCGATCTCGGATTTCGCCCGCCCCTTGGCCCGGGACAGCATCGCCTCGTCGAACCGCCGGCGACCATTGGCGTCGATCGCGTAGCAGCAGACGATGAAGCGGAGCATCTCGGCGTCGAGGGCGATGTCCTGGCCCTGGACGTCGCCGGGACCGTGGACCAGGTAGTACTCGATCCAGTCCGCCAGGGCGTAGCCGAGAGAACGGCGAACGCCCGGCGTCCTCATTCGTCACCGACCGCCCGGAGCCGCTGCCGCGGGTCGACGCCGCCCTGGCGGGCCGCAGCCCGCTCGGCAGCACGCTCCGAGCCCTTGCCGACCTCGGGGTGGCCCAGGGACCAGCGCAGCCGCATCCGGTCCGCCGGCGTGCCGCCGATCGCGGCCTCGTTCAGCCGGATCTCGCTCAGCAACTCCTTGGACGGCTCCTTGAAGTACTTCTCCACCAGCTCAGCGAGCATGTGCAGCCGCTGCCAGTCCGTCGCCAGGAACGTCGCCGCCTGCGGCGAGCCGCGCCACGTCTCGTACCAGGACAGGGTGCGGGTGTCGTAGTCGTGGCCGCCCGGCAGATCCGGGGACGGGCCGGTGTAGCCGTCGGCGGGCAGCACGGTCGTCGCGACCGGGTCCGCGTTCTTCCGCCGGCGGTTCGGGGACGGCGTGGGGCCGACTCCTGCCATGGGGTCCTCCTAGGCGCCGTCGCGGCGCGTCCGGCCCGGCTGTCGCAGCGCGGGCAGCAGTCACAGAGGGTGATTCACCGGGGCCGCCGGGGACTCCCCAGACCCGTACTCACAGCGAGCCACCTCCCCGGCGGTCCCCCGGAAGATCTTGATCGGGGGCCTCCCCCGGGTGATCATGACGCTGAGTGATCGTCCGGTTGATCATCCAGCGGCGGCAGCGGAACCTGGAGGCGGGTGGCCCGCCGGACGGTCAGAGGCTGACCGGGGTGGTCCGGATCGGCCAGGATGCTGCCGCTGGCGGCGCGCTGGAACTCGCGGTAGACGATCACCTGGCGCTGGCCGGCCTGCTCGATGGTCACGCCCGGTGTGGCAGCGACGTCGCGCGGCTCGATGCCGTTGGCCTTGGCCCACTCGCACAGAGCGGTGCGGTGCCTCGCCATGTCCTCTGCCGTGATCATCGTGAGTACGCGTGTGGTCACTGGTTCCACCCTCCTGGCTGGTGCTTGGCGGTCTCGCTGGAGTGGCATGGACCGCACAGCCCGCGCCCGTGCGCTGGGTCGTCGGGGTCGAGGCCGCGGGCGACCAGCTGGCGCCTGCTCTGTGGCCAGTGGTCTGCGTGCGCGCTGGCCTTGGCGCAGCGGTCGCTGCCGCTGGTGCGGGCGCAGCTCGGGCATCCGGTGCAGGCACAGGACGGGTCGCGGGCGAGGACTGCGGGCCGGAAGCGG